TAGATTTAAGGGTTTTCATTAAAACTTACTGTCCAATGGTAAGGGTTTTAAAAACTCAAACTGTCTAATCTATAGGGTACATTTTAAAGACAAACGGTCAACCAAATTGTCACAACCTATAAAGCACCCGCAAACCCTTGATTTTACTGGGCTTGCGGGCATTTTACCTGTATAGGAAAAAGTAGATTTTAAGAGAATCGTTCTTGCGATCGTAGATAATCTTGTCGATGATCTGCTTCAGGGCTTCGTTTTTTTGAATGTATGTATAGTTGTTGGAAATGAGAATATCATACACACTCCGGACCTTCTGCAGCATGGCATCCGCTGGATCCTGATCAGATTTACGTGCTGCCTTTTTCAATTCCTTCAATTGCTGTTCTAAGGATTCCCGTTCTTTCTGAATGATAGCTTTATTCGCTTTATATTCTTCCAGTGTATCAATCCCTTCCCGGTAGGAGGCTTTTATTCGTTCCTCTTTGCCGGTTAAACTTTTCAATTGTTCTGTTATAGCCTTGCGCTCATCAAACTGCTCTGTGGGTTGATATTCACGCAATTCATAGACAATATCTTTGGTATCCAATACTTCTTTGATACTGGCCAGAACTTCCTTTTCAAGGACCAGTGAACTTATGCCGTTCGGTTTTTTGCATTTTCCTTTGCTATATCCGTAGCAGGAGAAGTAAGAATATTTTTCCCCATTGACTCGTTTCATAGTGGTTGAGGTTAAGGTGCGTCCGCAATCCGGGCATTTCAGTAGTCCGGAGAGCCAGTGCTTATAAGTGGAAGAGGGGCGCTTGCCGACCGGCTTGTAGGTGGCTTTAAATCGTTCCTGTGCCGATTCAAACAATTCCTTTGATATAATAGCCGGCTGTTGCCCTTCTGTAACAATCCATTCGTCCTTATCCTTGATACGATTGGTACTGTTCTCTGTCCGGTTCCACCGGATCATGCCACAATAGGAAGGATTCTGGATGATGTATTCGATCGAACGGCGCTCAAAAGGCTTTCCGTGAGAGGTCTTAAGCCCTAAGTCGTTCAGGTATCTCGCAATGTCGAAAAATCCCATGCTTTCATTTACATATTTTTCGAATATGGTCTGAACAATCTTTGCCTCTTTTGGCACGATCACGGGTGGTTTTCCATGCTCTACAACTTTATATCCGAGAGGTGGACGTGCCTGGTATGCGCCACGGATAGCATTTTCTTTCATTCCTCGGTATACTTCGCCGGACAGGCGGATAGAGTAGTATTCGTCCATCCATTCAATGATACGCTCGATCAGGGAACCGAAAGGATCGTCAGAGAGTGGCTCGGACACACTCACGACATCTACATTGTGCTGCTTTTTTAATAGAGATTTATAGACGATAGATTCTTCCTGATTCCGGGCGAATCTGGAAAACTTCCATACCAGGATCTGATCAACCGGATGATCATCACCTTTGGCCAGTCCGATCATCTTCTGGAAGCCGGGACGCTTATTTGCTTTCCTTCCGGAGATACCTAGGTCCGTGAAGATCTTCAGGATTACAATATTGTTCTTGGCTGCATAGTCCCGGAGGAGATGCTCCTGGGAGTCCGGGGAAATCTCTTCCTGATCATGAGTGGATACCCGGATGTAGCCGTATGCATATTTTACGCTCATTGTATCACCTTCCTGTAATTATATGTGCGATGTCGCACAAAAATGGGTACAAAAATAACACCTATACAGGTGTCGAGGAAATGTGATATAATATTCTTGTTCAGGGAGTATTATATCGTGCCTTGACACCGTATAGTATTCATTAGGCCGTTCCTGTTGGTAGCAGGGACGGTTTTTATTTAATACATTTTTATCTTTTGGCTGATGTGATTTATATCACAAAATATATTTACAGCTTGTAAATAGTCTCCCAGTTAGAAGGAGCGCTTTTTTCGATCTTTTTAACAGTCAACTGATTATCTACCATTGCAAGATGAATCATATATCCCCTTTTTTGTTTCCAAAAGATTAATCGTGCTTTACCAATGTTTCCGTCCTGCGTATAAGAGAGTGATCCGAAATAGTCTCGTGCTAAGTTTAAATCATTGTGAGTAGAATATGCATATTGTAAGACCAAAGGGTATTTAGTAGGTCGACCTGTTTGTGTATACGGTTGAGCTTTATAAAAAGTCAAATTGTCAGAATATGAAAATTCACGTGTGTCGATATTTAAATTTTCCTTTAAATGCGCAAGCTTTAATGCAAAAGCAATAAATGTATTTATTTGTTTAAATTCTGCGTCAATTAATGTCCGATCGGAGGAGGGGACATTTAAAATTCCCTGTTTTAAGTTGGTTGGAATAATTCTTCCCACAGAAACCATAATGGGAGAAGTTATACTTGGATTGCCAGAATACTTAGGGGATGGATGCCTTTTCTCAATAACCGCTATGTGATTCTTTACCGCTTCAAGTCCTTTGAGTGTTGGTTTGAGTGAACTGTCAAGATATTCATTTTTTATAAGATAGTCTTTTTCATCTTTAAAATTAATTCCATACTCATATTCAAAGTATGAAGGTACTTTCTTGTTATTATATTTATTGAGCCAATACAACATATAAACATGTCCCGGCAATAAACCATCTGGATAACGATACATCATACTCTTAGGTATAATTGATTGTTCAGGAAACATTTCTGCTTGCTCAATCCAATCAGTATTTAACTCTCGATCTTGAGAAATAAATGGTTTTTCAGGATAGTCTTTGTAAAATCTTTTATAAATTTTTTGACAGTAAGTATCACTTGCTTTGATTCGTTGCATAGCATCTATCCGTTCAGCAGGGATAGAGTATCTATCGACAGTCTTTTCTGCTGAATTATACTTGCTTATTGCTGGCATTGGTTTTTCTTTTTTAGAAAAGAAATTAAATAATCCCATAAAAACACCTCTTTTTATATTATTTTAAACACTGCCAAATTCGGAATAAAATAGACGATGTAGTTATCCACAATCTTATATACCCCATACTTATCGCGATAACAGTTAATGCATTCTTCCAGATATTCATCCGTAACATCCAGATAGTCTGCAATTTCATATTTATCTTTACAACCGTGTTCATAGGCTCTGATCAGACCGAATAATCCGATGCTGCGATTGTATCCCCAGAGCCGTGCCTGTCGCTCTTGTTTTCGATTACCGGTATATTCCATGTCAATAATATTACCGATAGAAGTGTAGTGGTGACCGAGTTCTTCTGCCAGAACACAGGCTTTTTCTGTAGTTGTATCTATATTATCTCTGATAGCAACAGTGCCATCACAATATAATCCCTTTATTCCATTACTTTCAAAAGGATAATCAATAACATCTATACCGTCTTTGCAGGCTTCTTCCTGTAGCTTCTCGTATGTATTCATACAAACACCTCCCGCTCGAGTATATCAGATAAGCTGTCCTATAAATTACTTAACTCGTTTATTCTTTACGAATTCAGCAAACTGACGGATTTCATCTAATTCAGATTCTGTGTATTCATCACCATCGAAGTGAGCTGCAAGGGTAGTTGGCTCATCTTGTGTGAAAACAATTATACCATCTACCAGTTTCTCAGAATCTAATCCCAACTCACGTGTGATTTTTAAAACATTTGTTATGTTGGAATTGGCAATACCTCTTTTTAGAATACTATCTAAGGTAGTCCACGGCATATCTATTTTTTCGGAAAATTTTTTCATACTTCCGTATCTATCTATGATGAGTGCTTTCACATTAGATTCTAATTCATTCATGTAAAGTTAACTCCTTTCTTCAGTTGATGATTTGATAATAGCATTAAAATCTCGAAAAATCAATATACTGTCACCGAAAATAAAATAAAAATCTCAAAAAATCGAGAAAAACAGGTTGACATTCTCGAAAATTCGTATATACTTTAAAGTGCAATCACGAAAAATCGAGAAAAGAGGTGAGAAAGTGTTTCCGAATTTAGAAGCCGAGATGGCAAGAAATAAAGTGACGCAAGTAAAACTTGCTGAAATTCTGGGAATTACGCCAACAACGTTATCATTCAAGATGAACGGAAAAAGTACACTTTCATTAAAAGAATGTGTAGAAATCAAGCGAAAAGCATTCCCAGACAAAACATTAGATTACTTATTTGCAACAGATGAAACAGGTTCAGAAGAAGGGAGGGAGTAGATGAAGGGACCAAGAGGAACGGATTCTGCAAGAGTAGTTTCCGTAATTGAGACGAGGGCTCTTAGAGGAACTGGCACAGAAAAGGATAAATGCAGGATAGTCATACAATATTGGGATTTTGAAGGAAATTTGCTTGCTGAAAATGATCCATGTGCAAAAGAAAAAGAGTAGTTTCCTACTCAGTTTTCTTTCGTTCTTGTTGTTTGGCTTGATCAATACCTATTATATCAGCGTATAGTTCCTGCTGATTGTGACGCTCGATATACCATTGTTGGAGTAAAAGCTCAATTAGTTTTATAAGTTTTTGGGCTTCACCTGGTTCGATATCGACAATAAGGTTTATATCCCTTTCCATATGAGCTCCGATATTTCCAATACGGCGAAGACCATCCAAGACGGCCCATTGTTCTGTTGGAATTTTATCTTTGATAGCATTGATTTCTTCGAAAAGGTTAGCTTTAGAAACCTGAAAAAAATCACGAATCATACCCTGTAGACATCGGCGTGATAAGGTCGCTGATGCTTTTGGACTAAGATTAACAATGGAGCATGCTTCTTCGTAATCGGAACGTATTGCTTGAGGAATATAATCAGGAAATTTGTAAGCTATAGATTTTGGGCGGATGGTAACGTCTACGTCATCTACAGCAGAGCCTTTCCCTTTGGCTGAAATCGTGTATTCACCACAGTTGGGGCATCGAATAAAGCTCAATTCTAAATGGGATTCAGATTCGCCAATATAGCGTTGGGTGTCGCTAGAACTTTCGAAAGAAGGATTACGAACAGATAAAGTGTCATGTGTTAATGGAATTATCATTGAGCAAAATGGGCATTTAAAACCAGACATAATTAATCATCCCTTTCATCATTTGATAGGAAAATTATACCAAAGAACCGCAACAAGTACAAACCATTCCACATAACCTATAAAGAGGTGATGCAGTTTGAAACATATATTTATTTTAAGACTTATACGAAAAGAAGATGGAAGTCTTATTTCTGAAAGAGATATGGATACTATGGCGGAAAAAGATAAGGATGAAGCCGTGAATGAGTTAAACGGGAATTCTGTTGGATATTTAGGATACCAGAAGTAGAAAACCGCTTAGGCGGTAGAAGGGAGGACAAGCATGAAAAGAAGAGGACCAAGAACAAAATGGCAGAGAATCATCAGAGAAACGGTGTTAGAGATCCTGATCGGCGCCGCAATCGGACTTGCATTTGATGCAATGTTATTTATCTGGTTGCTTGTAAGGTGAAGGAGGTGAGGACGTTGCAAGAGATACCAAGGTTGATGGATGATTATGAATTCCGGAAAGAACTGGAAAGAATCCGGGAGCACTTAAATGCGATCAGTAAGGGTTCGAATACCGTAGAGGTGCGAAGAAACTATCTGATCAGCTGGGTGACAATACCATCAGCAAAAATTTATACGCCGGATCAGTTAAGACAGATATTTGATCTGACGTGGAAATAAGAAGAGCACCCGTATAAGCCGGCAAGCTTCGGGCGCTCAGAAAATTAGTCAACTATATTATATGAGAAGAAAGGGAATTAGTCAAATGATTAAAGCAATATCACAGTCCGTTTGTAGCGGAATAACGGGATGCCAGGTAGAATTACTTGGATCAGGAGCAGAACTGATAAAGGAATATAAAGAAGTTACAGCGGCAATGTATAGATCACTTCGCGGACATATGCCAGAAGAACTGGCAAAGGAAGTTCTGGTAAGTATTACAAAGGAAGCCATTAAACAGGCGGAGGAGAAAAGATGAAGACGCTGAAAATTACAACGGATAGTAAGATATCGATCATCGATCTGGATTTTGATCATGAAAGCTTGAGAGAAGAAGTTGGCGGATATGTAGAGTTGGTGAGAACTCAGAAATTACGGGATTATTTCAAAACCAAAGTAGTCATGATCGTTGATGAAGAAGGTCTTGTGAAGAATCTTCCGGTGAATCCGATGGGATGCTATTTTTACGACACGGACAAACATGGGAATCCTATTGTAGGAGATGTGATCTTAGGCCTGCTGGTTGGATTCGATATGCATGTTACCGGGTTAGGTGATCGGGATGCAGAGCAGTGGATGGAGAAGATGTTAAAAGATTTTCCTATATTGAAAAGAGGAGATGAATAGAGATGGCAGATAGTATCAAGATTAATAAGTTGGAAATTGAAAATGTAAAGAGAATCAAAGCCGTAAAGATTGAACCGACAAAGAACGGATTAACGATCGTCGGTGGGAATAACAATCAGGGAAAGACTTCTGTATTGGATTCTATTGCCTGGGCACTCGGAGGGGATAGATATAAGCCTTCCAATGCAACCAGAGACGGATCAACGATACCGCCAAATTTACATATTGTTATGAGCAATGGTTTGGTTGTAGAGCGCAAAGGAAAGAACAGCAGCTTAAAGGTAACAGATCCGAACGGAAACAAAGGCGGACAGCAGCTGCTCAATGATTTTGTAGAACAGTTGGCGCTGGATCTTCCGAAGTTTATGGAATCCTCCGGAAAAGAAAAAGCGCAGACATTATTAAAAATTATTGGTGTGGGTGATCAGCTGACAGCTTTAGAGCAACAGGAAAAAGAACTTTACAATGAAAGATTGTATGTAGGACGTACAGCTGATCAGAAAGTAAAGTTTGCAAAAGAACAGCCGTATTATCCGGATGCTCCGAAAGATCTGGTGTCTCCATCAGATCTGATTAAACAGCAGCAGGAGATTCTTGCAAGAAACGGTAAGAATGAGGAATACCGCCGGAATGCAGTGAATATGAAAGCGGAATACGATTCCCTGAATATGGAGATTGAGAATCTCAGAAAGATGCTTCAGGAGAAGATGGAACGGCATGAGGCATTATCAGAAGCCTTGGAAGCAGCCAATAAAACGGTAAGTGAGCTTCATGACGAGTCAACTGCAGAGCTGGAAGCAAGCATTGCCAATATCGAGGAAATCAATCGTAAAGTCAGGGCGAATCTGGACAAGGATAAGGCAGAAGAAGATGCCAAAGCTTATCAGGATCAGTACAATGAACTGACAAAGAAAATTGAAGACGTGAGAGATCAGAAAACAGAACTTTTAAATGCTGCAGATCTTCCATTACCGGAATTGTCCGTAAAGGAAGGTGAGCTTGTATATAAAGGCCAGCAGTGGGATAACATGTCCGGATCTGACAGACTTAAAGTTTCCACTGCAATTGTCCGGAAACTGAATCCGAAATGTGGATTCGTGTTATTGGACAAACTGGAACAGATGGATTTAGTAACATTGAATGAATTTGGACAGTGGCTGGAACAGGAAGGCTTACAGGCAATTGCTACAAGAGTCAGCACTGGAGATGAATGCAGCATCATTATTGAAGATGGTTATGTAGTCAAAGATCTGGAAGCTGGTAAAGCAGAAGCTCCAGCAGCTCCAACATGGAAAGCAGGTGTTTTTTAATGGAAATTACGAGAGGAAAAATCCAGAAAGCAAAAAAAGTTGTGATCTATGGTCCTGAAGGTATTGGTAAATCGACATTTGCAGCAAGATTTCCGGGAGCAGTGTTTATTGATACAGAAGGAAGTACTAACGATATGGATGTGGCAAGACTGCCACGTCCTACCAGTTGGAACATGCTTTTTGATGAAATCGAATATATCAAGACGCATACAGATGAGTGCAGAACGTTGGTAATCGATACCGTTGACTGGGCAGAATTGCTTTGCGTGGAACATATTTGTGCTGTTCATAACAAGAAAGGAATTGAAGATTTCGGCTATGGCAATGGATATGTCTACACAAAAGAAGAGTTCGGACGGTTCTTAAATAAGCTATCGGATTTGATTGAGGTTGGCATCAATGTGGTCCTGACAGCTCATGCACAGCTTCGGAAATTCGAACAGCCGGATGAACTTGGAGCTTATGATCGGTGGGAATTGAAGCTTGGGAAAAAGACACAGTCCCAGACTTCTCCACTGGTTAAGGAATGGGCGGATATGCTGCTTTTTGCAAATTACAAGACATTTTCTGTAGCGGTAGGGAAAGACGGTAAGAAACATAAAGGACAGGGTGGTAAGCGTACCATGTACACCCAGCATCATCCGTGCTGGGATGCAAAGAACCGTTTCGGATTACCAGAAGAATGTGAATTTGATTATTCTGTGATTGCAGAGATTATCGAAGGAACAAAGAAATCTGTGCCGGCTCCTAAAGAAGAAAAGCCGATTGAAATTCAGAAACCATCAGTAAAAGATAATGATTTTATGAATATTCCAAAGGATACAGATGAAAAAGTTGATTTCGATACGGGCGCTAAGGTTGAAGAACCGGTTAAATCAACGGGCACGAAAGTGGAAGATTCTGTATTCCATATTGCAGAGTATATTCCAAAAGCATTAAGAGATCTGATGTATCCAAATTTAGTTTCAGAAGAAGAACTTATGGAAGCAGTATATCAGAGAGGCTTCTTCCCTAAAGGAACGCCCTTTCAGAATCTGCCACAGGAATTTATTGACGGCTGCCTGATCGGAGCATGGCCGCAGGTATTAGATGTAATCAAAACAATGCGGAGTCATTATGATATTCCGTTTGATAAATAAACAGGAGGTATAGATATATGAGTGAAGAATTAAAAGGAAGAGAGTTAGGCTGGGATGATGAAATTGAGAAAGAAGCCGATTATGTGTTCCTTCCGGAAGGTGAATATGATTTCACAATCGAAAGCTTTGAACGTGGACGTTTTGAAGGAAGTGATAAGGCACCGGCATGCCCAAGAGCAGAATTAAAAGTGAAAGTGAAAACTTCGGAAGGTGTGTGCATAATGAATGAGAGTCTTTTATTGTACGACCGTATGCAGTGGAAACTTGCAGAATTCTTCTTGTCTATTGGTGCAGAAGAAGTAAATGGTAAAGTAAAAATGAACTGGAATATTGTCCCAAGAGCAACAGGTCGTGCAATCATCGAACAGCGTGCGGATCGTAAAGATCCAAGTAAAAAATATAATCATGTGAAGAAATTCCTCCCAAAAGCAAAAAAAGAATATAAGGCAGGATCATTTTAAATGGAGCTCCGACCATATCAGCAGCAGGCGAAGGATGCTATTTTCTCTGAATGGGAGAACGGCATCAAGAAAACGCTGCTGGTGTTGCCAACGGGATGCGGAAAAACAATTGTCTTTGCAAAGGTTGCAGAAGAATGTGTTAAGGGAGGAAGCCGCGTCCTGATACTGGCACATAGAGGTGAACTGCTGGATCAGGCTGCAGATAAAATTGGTAAGTCTACAGGACTTGGCTGCGCAACCGAAAAAGCAGAGCAGACATGTCTGGGGAGCTGGTTCCGGATTGTGGTAGGATCCGTGCAGAGCATGATGCGGGAGAAAAGATTGAACCAGTTTCCAAATGATTATTTCAATACGATCATCATTGATGAAGCACATCATTGTATTTCAGACAGTTACCAGAAAGTATTGAGACATTTTCCGGATGCGGAAGTCCTTGGTGTAACTGCTACACCGGATCGAGGGGATATGCAGAATCTTGGTACAGTATTTGAAAGCCTGGCTTATGAGTATACTTTGCCAAAAGCAATCAAAGAAGGTTATCTGTCTCCCATAAAAGCAGTAACGATACCACTTAAGATTGATATGTCTGCAGTGGGAGTACAGGCCGGTGACTTCAAGAGCGGTGATATTGCAACAGCATTGGATCCATATCTGGAGAGTATTGCTGAGGAAATGGAAAAGTACTGCAGCAATAAGAAGACGGTTGTGTTTCTTCCACTTGTGAAGACCAGTCAGAAATTCCGGGATATATTAAACAATCATGGGTTTAAAGCTGCGGAAGTAAATGGAGATAGTAAGGACCGTGCAGAGATCTTAGAGGCATTTGATAAGGATCAGTACAATGTACTTTGCAATTCGATGCTGCTTACGGAAGGTTGGGATTGTCCGAGTGTGGATTGCATCGTGGTACTAAGACCGACAAAAGTCAGAAGCTTGTATTGTCAGATGGTGGGACGAGGAACCAGATTATCACCAGAGACAAATAAAGATCATCTTTTGTTATTAGACTTCCTGTGGCACACAGAACGGCATGAGTTATGCCATCCAGCATCGTTAATCTGTGAGAGTGCAGAGGTGGCACAGAAAATGACAGAAAACATGGAAAAGGATGCAGGATGTGTAATTGATATTGAAGAGGCAGAAAAGACAGCATCCGAGGATGTAGTGGCACAAAGAGAAGAGGCATTGGCTAAGCAGCTCTCTGAGATGAAGAGACGCAAGAAAAGGCTGGTAGATCCGCTACAGTTTGAAATGAGTATTCAGGCAGAAGATCTTTCCGGATACGTGCCCGCATTTGGATGGGAGATGGCTCCACCGTCAGAAGGTCAGAAAAAGACACTTGAAAAGTTAGGGATTCTTCCGGACGCAATTGAAAATGCCGGGAAAGCATCCAAGATTCTGGATCGTTTAGATAAACGTAGAAGAGAGGGGTTAACCACCCCGAAACAGATACGTTTTTTGGAAAGCAGAGGATTTCAGCATGTGGGTACCTGGCAATTTGAAACAGCAAAAAATATGATTGACCGAATCGCTGGCAATGGCTGGAGGGTGCCGAGCGGTATCATTCCAGCAGAATATAGAGGATAAATATGGAAAAGCATACAGACTTACAGGAAATAATTGAATATTTGAATCCAGCTGAGCTTGATTACCAGGATTGGGTGAATGTAGGAATGGCATTAAAACATGAGGGCTATTCTGTAGATGTATGGGATACATGGAGTAAAAATGACCGGCGGTATCACTCAGGAGAATGTGAGAAAAAGTGGAATACTTTCCATGGCTCTAATTCTCCGGTTACTGCCGGTACAATTGTTCAGTTGGCTATGGAGCATGGCTGGAAGCCTTCATATACAGCATATGAGCTTGGCTGGGATGATGAGATCAGTGCAGAAGGTCTTGTGGTAGATCGGTCATGGGTAGAAGGTAAAGAAATACATGAGCCTAGAAACTGGGACCCAGTAAATGAGATTACCCGGTATCTGGAAACACTGTTTGATCCAGGAGAAAATGTCGGATATGTAACGGGAAGCTGGGAGAAGACAGATGATAAAGGAACACGCTGGTTACCACAGAAAGGCTGTTGGGATCGTACTGCCGGGCAACTGATAGAAGCTTTAAACCATTGCAAAGGCGATATAGGCGCTGTTCTTGGTGACTACAATCAAGAGGCGGGAGCGTGGATCCGCTTTAATCCATTAGATGGAAATGGATGCAAGAATGAAAATGTGACAGAATTCCGTTATGCATTGGTCGAGTCTGATGCCATGGATCTGGAGCAACAGAATGCGATTATCCGGGAGCTGGAGCTTCCGGTTGCATGTCTGGTGTTTTCAGGAAAGAAAAGCTTGCACGCTATCGTTCGTGTGGAAGCTGCAGACTATAGTGAATATCGAAAACGTGTGGAATATTTATATGACATTTGTAAGAAAAATGGATTGATCATAGATACTCAGAATAAGAATCCATCACGTCTTTCAAGACTTCCGGGAGTTATACGTTCAGGAAGAAAGCAATATATCATTGATACGAATATTGGAAAAAGCAGCTGGCAGGAATGGTACGAATGGATAGAATCCATGAATGATGATCTGCCGGATACGGAATCACTGGAAAGCGTCTGGGATGATCTGCCGGCACTTGCACCGCCGCTCATTGAAAATGTGCTGAGACAGGGGCATAAGATGCTGATTGCCGGACCTTCCAAAGCGGGTAAATCATTTGCGCTGATAGAGCTGTGTATTGCCATTGCAGAGGGACGGAAATGGTTCGGCTGGAACTGTAGTCAGGGACGTGTATTATACGTGAATCTGGAGCTGGATAGAGCATCGTGCTTACATAGATTTAAAGATGTGTATGAGGCATTAGGCTGGTCTGCAAAGAACCTTTCTAATATAGATATTTGGAACCTGAGAGGTAAATCAATACCAATGGATAAACTCGCACCGAAGCTGATCAGACGCGCGGCAAAGAAGAATTATATGGCCATTATCATAGATCCTATTTACAAGGTCATTACCGGTGATGAGAACAGTGCTGATCAGATGGCGAACTTCTGCAATCAGTTTGATAAAGTATGCAATGAGTTGGGATGTGCAGTTATTTATTGTCATCACCACAGCAAAGGAAGTCAGGGAGGCAAGAGGTCCATGGACCGTGCATCAGGATCCGGAGTATTCGCCAGAGATCCGGATGCCATGCTTGATTTGATTGAACTGGATGTTACAGACGATCTTCGCAAACAGGAACAGAATAAAACAGTATGTGCGACCTGTCAGACGTATTTAGATAGCCATTTTGGATGGGAAGATGATTTATCTCAGGATGATTTATGTAGCCAGGTACAGATGATGAATTACTGCAGGGAACACTTATCGCCTATGCAGATGCGGGAACTGCAGAAGCAGATAGATACAAACTTGATCACAACGAACACGAAGACAGCGTGGCGTATTGATGGAACTTTAAGAGAGTTTCCGAAGTTCAAACCGGTCAATCTGTGGTTCGATTATCCGATACATCACACAGATCAGTCCGGAGCATTGGACGATGTGCAGCCGGAAGATGAAAAGCCTAACTGGAAGAAAGGACAGGAAGCTCGTAAGAAACAGGGCGAGGTCCAGAGGAAGAATAAACAGGCAAAAGTAGACATGGCGATTGAAAGTTTCCGGTTTGAACATCATGATACATACCCGACTGTGAAAGAGTTATACGAGCAGATTAAGAGTAATTCAGAAGCTGTTGGAGAGAAATATCCGGCAGAAAAAACATTGTGGAACTCATTAAAAAAGTATGGATATACGACAGATAAAGAGACAAAAAGGATTATCCCGTTACCATAAATTTTTAGGTAGTGGGAACATTCCCAGTTTCTAAAAAATAAGGTAGTGGGAAGTTTCCCGATTTTCTTCCTATTTTCTGATTTTCAGGTAGTGGGAACATTCCCTCCCGGCACCTATATATAAATATATCCCTATCGGGAACGGGAATGTGCGGGCACCCCCTTTAAAGTGTGGGGCGATTGATGTACGCCCCCACACACAGGCGGGAGCCCACCCAGCACAAGACAGGGTTCAGGGATAAAGAAAAAATTTAATACTTTAAAGAGGTGAAGTAAATGAAAAAACTGGATTATAAATTTTTGGAATGTGCAAGAAAGATGCCTCCGCTACAGCATGTGAAGTCAAAACCTTTTGATATAACTCAAAGTGAAGTCGCGAAGTGGTTGGCATCTCAGCCAGACATAATGCAAAAGATTTTTGATATGGCTGCTAATCATCATGTGATAGCCTATGATGTCAAAACTCAAACTTGGAGAGGAGCTGATTAATTTGACAGAGTTTTTTATGGCAATGGAACCGCCAACAGTAACACACCAGGAGCACAAGGTCACGATCGTGAATGGCAGACCTGTGTTCTATGATCCACCGGAACTGAAAGCAGCAAAAGAGAAATTGATTGGCAACTTGTATAAATATCGTATCATGGAACCGTACAGAACAGGGGTAAGGCTGATTACCAAGTGGTGCTTCCCGAAGAAGGAACATAAGGACGGAGAGTACCGGATCACAAAGCCAGACACAGACAATCTGCAGAAGATGTTAAAAGACTGCATGACGTTGGTAGGCTTTTGGAAGGACGATGCACTGGTAGCATCTGAGATTACTGAGAAGTTCTGGGCGAAGACACCTGGTATCTATATCCGGATAGAGGAGCTGTGATGAAAGTAAAAGTAATGGCATTCCGAGAAGTGTATAAATTGTTCGTAGATGCCTGGGAGCTGTATCGAAAATATAGTGCCAGAAGATTGGATGATGCAGAGTGCGAAGCAATGGCACAGGAAGCGGATGCGATAAACGAAAAATATCAATCAGACCTTGCGAAAGATATGTTGGTAAGTGTGATTAGGGAAGTATCAAAAGATGCACAGATGAAGAAGACGGATGTGGAGGAATAGATCATGGAGAGATTAACACATAAAAGAGAGAACGGTATAAAGCGAGGGTACTGGTCCCCGAATAAGAAACAGGAGCTGGTGGATAGACTGGCGATCTATGAGGACAGGGAAGATGCTAAGGACACAAATGTCCCTGGCAAATGGATTCCATGTAGTGAGAAGTTGCCGGAGGATGAAAGTTATATATTGGTATCATTTGAGAATGCAACAATGCCGGATATCGCAAGGTATGAAGAAAATGATGAAGGCGGTACATTCTATCCGGGAGATGATGAAAAATCATATTCAAGCTATGGGATTTTTGTGAATGCATGGATGCCATTACCGGAGCCATACAGGGAAGAAGATGACTGAATCGTAAGAGACAGGATTGTAGCTGTGATTAAGATATTGCTTATGATAATCGGGTTAATAGTGATTTTTAATAGTTAGGAGGAACGGAATGAATTATAAAGTTGAAAAGAAAATCGTTTGTGAGGAAACGGGCGAGGAATTAAAAGTTGGTGATGAAGTATCGATTCAGTATATCAGCGGTGGAGGGAATGGTTGCTGCCGGATCACAAAGATTACAGATACAGGATTCCATTACAGTGCCGGAGGAACAAGGCGGGATAAGAGCGTACAGCTTAAGGATATAGTGGAAATCTGGAAGAGAGAACAAAACGACGAAGGAGCTGAGAAATGATTGAACAGAGGAAGAGACAGAAGACAGGTAAAGCTGGATGATCAGCAACACTATAAGGAGTTGGAAGAAAGTCATGATGCGAAGGCGAGTGAGAGATTCCATACACCAGCAGCTTATCAGAGCTATTCAGTGGAGGATTACTTGCGGAAGATGGGAGTAGACATAAAAGAGGTGACCGGCGATGAGTGAATATGTCGAGTGCTATGAAAACTTAAAAGCAGCAGTTGTAAAGCTGGCAGCGGATGATTACCGGCGGGCATTGATCAGGTTAAGGCGACATCCAAAGGACACGAATGCGCTTCATACAAAAATTGAATGTGAATTATTTTTTCGTAAAGGCATTGAGATGTACAGTGACATGGATGGAGAAGTGCTGATTAAAGAAATTCAGGAAAGAGTAAGGCGTGAGCATAATGAACAGAGAACTGTTAAATAAATACAAGAAAAATAAGCGGGATATTGAGAATCTGGACGGGATCATTGCCAAGCTTCAGGAAAGACTGGACGCAGTACCGGTTGTATCGGGGAAGGTTACAAAGAGTTCGGATGATTTCCCTTACATCGAGGAGCATGTGCAGGTGAGAGTGGAAGAGCCAAAGGCAGCAACTGCATTGAAGATGCGGATCTATGAGAAGGAGAAGAGAAAAGATCAGCTGATCCGGGAGAACGAGAAAGTAGAGAAGTACATAGCCGCAATGCCTGATGGAACGACCAAGGATATATTTGAAATGGTATTTTTGGATGGAATGACGCAAAGAGAAGCAGCGGAATGTGTGGGATATACGCAGGCGAGGATATCTCAGATATTGAAAGATTTATAATATTTATATTTTTGCTATGTTATTATTATACTGGAATTGATAAACAGATATTAAATCATTCGATCAGTTTCCCCCACAACCTAATAAAACCGAGAGAGGACACCTGGCAACGCGGGTGTCTTTTTGCGTTGCATAATATTCGAATTTGGGATATTATATATAAGCATACCATAAGTTCTATTTTTGTTAAAAATGCGAATGGAATTTTATTGATGTGTAAAGTATAATGGTTTTAGAAAGGTGGGAATGATGATGTATAATGCCGTAGATGTAGCAAAGTATATTATTTGGTTCTGCAAAGAAAATGGGCATTCAATTAGTAATTTGAAATTACAAAAATTATTATATTTTGTGCAAGCCCAGTTTCTAATTACCACGGGAGAACCTGCTTTCCCAGAAGAGATTGAAGCATGGGATTTCGGTCCAGTAGTTCCAGAAGTGTATCAATATTTTAAGATGTGGGGAAGTTCGGAATTACCGGCTATTTTGGCACGAAATGCTAAGGCAAAGATATATATAAGAGATCAAGAAATTATGGATGAAATTTTAGAGGAATGCGCACAATATTCAGCATCTTTTTTAGTTGATATTACGCACAATCAGGATCCGTGGTACGATGCTTATGAAAAATATTGCAACAATGTGATTACAAAAGAAAGTATTAAGGAGTATTTCAGAAATAATTAATGTTAAATTGGGATAAAGGGAAAAGCGAAAAAGCAATTTCTTCCGCAGATTATATTCAGAACATGGAAAAAGAAATGGATATAATCTGCGGAAAACTTTCAGAAGAAACGAAAAATTTTAAAGCAAAGGATTTCTTTGATAAAATACATGAATATATTGAAAAGAATGATCGACTTATATACACACATATAACAAATTATATTTTTACGCTTTCAGATGAAGAATTTGGTGTTTTGCAGACAAATATAGATACTGTTGTGAATTATATGTATAGCAAGCAATATGAACAAGATTTTTCAGGTGCATTAAAAAGCAGAGATGAAAAAAGAAAACTGGAAAGAACCCAAAGAACAGTATTGAAAATGTGGGATCACGTAAATTTAGCAAGAAGACAATATATTATGTTTCATCACAAAGATACTGATTATGAAAAAATTGTTGATGAAAAGATGGAGATTGTTGGGGCGAAAATATCTAAAGAAATGAATGTGCAATTGATTTCCTTAGTTGCGATTTTCACAGCGCTTTCATTCTTGGTCTTTGGAGGAATTAGTTCTTTGGACAACATCTTTGATGGAGCAAAAGATATTCCGATTTTGAAATTAATTGTTGTTGGATCAGTATGGGGATTTTGTATAATGAATATGTTATTTGTATTTATATACTTTATCTCTAAAATAGCAAAACTCAATCTTAGTTCAACAGATGATGTAAATGCTAGCGTTTTAAAGAAATACCCTCTTGTATGTTGGTGTAATTTAGTAGTAATTTCTATATTTGCTTTAAGTAGTTGGGCTGTGTATATAAGCGGAGAGAAATTAAGTATTAGATTATATGAGCTTGTATATAAGAATCAAACAATGTTTTTTATTGTTGGAACATTAGTGATTGTTATGGTTATAGTTCTTGTGGCAAAAAGATTGTATGATAATATAAAAAAATGATGCTAATTCAGAGGCACCCTCCGGGGTGCTTTTCTAATGCAAAAAAACAGGAGGTGAGTCTGAGTGACGGAAAAACAGAAAAGATTTTGCGATGAATATTTGATTGACTGCAATGCCACCCGGGCTTACAAGACGGTCTACAAAAATGTTAAAAGTGATGAAACAGCTAAATCAGCAGCGAGCAGATTGTTAACTAATGTTAACGTTAAAAAATATATAGATGACCGTATGGAAGAGCTTCACAATGAGAAAACGGCAGATGCACAGGAAGTAATTGAGTATCTGACGTCTGTCCTTCGTGGAGAAAGCACTGCACAGGAAATTGTAGTTGAAGGAACCGGTGATGGTTGCAGCGAAGCGAGGACGATGGAAAAATCCCCGTCAGAAAAAGAACGATTGAAGGCTGCGGAGCTCCTGGGCAAGAGATACGCATTGTTCACTGATAAAGTTGAAACAGATGTAGATATGGACCTGAACATCACAATCGATTACGGTGAGGAGGATACCGGATGAAAATAAAGGTAGAAGCAAATGCCGGTTTCAAAGAGGTTGATCGCAGTAAAAAACGCTACATCGTGATGAAAGGTTCTGCCGGATCCGGAAAGAGTATGGACACGGCACAGAATTATATCATTCGTTTAATGAATGATCCCGGACGTAACCTTTTGTGCGTTCGAAAAGCAGATGTAACGAATAGAGATAGCACTTTTGCAGAATTGCAGAGTGCTATTTTTCGTATGTTCGGAGAAAGCTATAAGAAGTATTGGTACATCAATACTTCAAATATGCTCCTGGAATGTAAGAACAATCATAACCAGATCATCTTCCGCGGGGTAAATGACGAGAAGCAACGTGAGAAACTTAAGTCAATTACCTTTAAGCGCGGGAAGCTTACCGATGTTTGGATAGAGGAAGCCACAGAGATTACACAGTCAGATTTTGAAATTATCGATGACCGACTTCGAGGTATATTGCCGGAGGGGCTGTTCTACCAGATCCGGTTAACATTCAATCCGGTGTCGTCACATCACTGGATTAAGAAAGTGTTCTTTGATCGTGTTGATCCGGATGTACTGACACATCAGTCAACCTATGAGAATAATCGGTTCATCGATGAAGCGTATCACAGACGTATGCTCCGGCGTAAGGAAGTAGATCTGGAAGGTTATCGGGTGTATGGTCTAGGTGAATGGGGAGAGGTTGCCGGTCTTATCCTTAAGAATTATGTCATAGAGGAATTTGACCGGAATCCGGAGAACTATGATTACATTGTGAACTCACAGGACTTTGGATTTAACCATGCCAACTGTATCGGCGAGGTAGGCTTCAAGGATGGAGATCTGTATCTCTTCCAGGAACTGTATGTGTATGAGATGGATACAGAGGAAATCATTAAGCTGGCCGCTGGAAGATTCAACAAGAAACTGAGGATGTGGTGCGACTCTGCTGAACCGGACCGTATCAAGATGTGGCAGAAAGCCGGATACAGGGCAAAAGGAGTCAATAAAGAGACAAACAGTGTCCATGCCCAGATAGACTATTTGAAGCAACACAGGATTCACATACATCCGTCCTGTGTGAATACTATAAAGGAAATACAACAATGGAAGTGGAAGAAAGATGAGCGTACTAATACTTATCTGGAAGAACCAGTTCCATTTTTTGATGATGCAATGGCTATGCTGCGTTATTCCATCGAGGAAGAGCGTAAGGCTAAGCCGAAACTAAACAGAAACCTGAAAGGAGGACTGTAAAGTGTTATTTCGATTACCGTCAGAGGAAGAGCTGACAGATAACAAACTGAATGAATTCATAGCAAAGCATGATGCAGAGTGTGCCTTTCGGTTTAAACGTTTGAAAGATGCATACGAAACAGACTACCAGATTTTCCACCAGAAACCAAAGCCGAATTATAAACCGGACAATCGTATTGCTGTGAACTTTGCAAAGTATACGGTAGATACATTCAACGGATTCTTTATCGGAAACCCAATTAAAATATCTGTGGATGATGACGCTACAGATAATATTAAAAAATATGTAGAGTTCCTGGATCAGTACAATGATCAGGACGATAACAACGCGGAGCTGTCGAAGATCTGTTGCATTTATGGCAAAGGATACGAGATGTATTACGTGGATGAACTGGGAAATATCGGGATTACATATCTGACACCATTTGATGCTTTTATGATCTATGATGATTCGGTATTGTGCAGAGAACGATACTTTGTTCGACTGTACATAGATTCGAATGACGTTTTGCACGGTAGTGTATCCGATGCGGAGAAGGTACGTTGGTTCACCCAGAAGGGAAAGCTTATCTGGGAGGAAGAAGAAAAGATACATGGATTTGACGGAGTGCCGGCTACAGAGTATGTGGAGAACAAGGAGCGAACATGTATCTTTGAACCGGCGATGTCAATGATTGATGCTTATAACAAAGCTATCAGCGAGAAGGCAAATGATGTGGACTATTTTGCAGATGCCTATATGAAGATACTTGGAGCTACGCTGGATGATGACGACGTAGAGCATATTCGGGATAATCGTATTATTAATTTTGATGAAGATGCGGATCGACTGATTGTAGATTTCTTACAAAAGCCGGATGGAGATACCACGCAGGAGCACCTGATTGACCGTCTGGAGAAATTAATATTCCAGATCAGCATGGTTGCTAATATCTCAGATGAGAACTTTGGTACAAGCTCGGGCATTGCCATGAAGTACAAGCTGCAGGGAATGAGCAATCTGGCAAAGACGAAGGAGAGAAAGTTTACGTCCGGAATGAATCGACGGTACAAGTTGATCTTTTCCAATCCAGTATCTGGAATGAAAGAAGATGACTGGGTGAAACTGCATTACCATTTCACACCGAATATTCCATCGAATGTACTGGAGGAGAGTCAGATCGCCGGCAACCTCGAAGGAATTGTTTCACAGGAGACTCAGCTTGGTGTACTGTCTGTCGTGGACAATGTGCAGAATGAGATGAAAAAAATCGAAAATGAACAGGAGAAAGCCAAGACAGATCCTGTTATGATGCAGATGTTCGGAGGTGCAGGTGATGGCAAGTCAGGAGTACTGGAAGAACCGGGAAACGGAAGCAAAGAAACATAATATTCAGGAAGAAGCTGAGTATAATCGTCAGATCAAAGAAATATATGCCAATATGATGGACGAGATCAATAAAGAGATCAACGGATTCTATACTAAATATGCTGCTAAAGAAGGCATCACAATGGCTGAGGCAAAGAAGAGAGTAAGCAAGCTGGATATTGCAGCATATGAACGGAAGGCAAAGAAGTATGTTGAAACAAAGGATCTTTCCGATCGGGCGAATGAAGAGATGCGGATCTATAATCTGACCATGAAGGTGAACCGGTTAGAATTCCTGAAGGCGAATATCGGTCTTGAGATGGTATCAGGGTTTGATGAGATGCAGAAGTATTTCGATAAGAAGCTGACTGACAGAACACTGAAAGAGTTCCAGAGACAAGCCGGTATTCTTGGTAAGTCCGTTCTCAAGAATGAGAAATACGCTCATGCAATCGTGAATGCATCATTTAAGAATGCGACATATTCGGATCGTATTTGGATGTATCAGGGAATGCTCAAAGCAGAGCTGGAAGGATTACTTGCATCAGGACTGATCAGAGGACAGAATCCGAAGAAACTTGCAAAGCATCTGGAGAAGAGATTCGGTGTCAGTGCTTATAATGCACAGAGGCTTATGACGACAGAACTTGCAAGGGTGCAGACAGAAGCTCAGAAGCAGTCCTTTGTCAGAAATGGATTTGTCGAGTATGAGTATATTGCCTGTAGTAACAGTGATGCATGTTCGGTATGCAGGGCACTCGATGGAAAGCATTTCAAGGTAGATGATATGATGCCCGGTGAGAATGCTCCGCCGATGCACCCCGGATGTCACTGCAGTGTTGCAGCATATATGGATGATGAACTGTATGAGGAGTGGATAAACAGCTACCAGGAGCATGGATTGAATTTCGAAACATGGAAACAATTGCATGAAGAAGAGACTTATGAATCTGAAATGGGACGGCGATTGGTGAACAGAATTACAGGGATTTCCAAACAGAAGAAGATATTCAATGAAGGATTGAAAACAACATCGAATGAAGATGTGAAGACATTATTAAAACAGTCGTTGGGTAGAACTGAGATTGCAAGATCAAGTGGTAGAAAGTCGTATTATTCGGCGAAGGAGAAGAAAGCATATTTATCAAAAGATGCAAAATCGGATACAATAGCACATGAACTTTTTCATGAAATTGACGATACATACGCTTTGGTGGAAAATGGAATGTTAAAGAATTCCGTTCAGCAAGATTACAGACGACTGCAGAATCAAGCGAAAGGATATGGAAAAAGCATAGAGGAAATGTTATACTTAGAATATCCAGAAGCGTTTGAGGTTAGCAAATATGGAATAAAATTCAAAGAAGAGTACCGAGGGATTTCCGATATTTTGAACGGTATGTCGAATGGAGATATATTAATGGGATATTCGCACAAGACCGACTATTGGAAAAAGTCTGGACGCTTGGAAAAAGAAAGCTGGGCTCAGTATGGACGTATGTTTTATACGGATGGTAAAGCATTGGAAATGGCAAAGAAAATATTCCCAGAAATGAGCCAAGAAATTGAGCAGAGAATCAGGAGGTTGATGAAATAATGTGGTATGGAAAAATGACACAAGAGTTGGAAAAGCTATATGACGATTACTACAAAATGTTCGGTCGTACTCCTGATGGATATATGGAGCTGGAATACGGAGAAGGCTCATATAAAGCATATGTGAGAGATATTAAAAAATCATTAAAGCTGAAAAAAGAATTGCCAGAGTTTGTAGAATAAGTGTAAATTACTTCAAGAGTAAGGAAGTGAGATAAATGGCTCAAAATGATTATTTTGTGATTGTATACCGAGTTTTAAAGTACCTTTACGATTCCCTGAAAAAGGGCGAAAAACCAGAAGTTGAGTATTTAGTTGCATCGACGTACAATATTCCAGAAAATTATTGGATATACATTCTTTTAAGCTTGATTAACGAAGAGTATATTAAAGGGATTAGGGTTGATCCCACAAAAGACGGAGTAATTTTTGGTGATTTGCAAGAAGCTATTATCACTCCAAAGGGAATAGAGTATTTATTTGAAAATTCATTGATTGAGAAAGCCAAGAAAACATTGAAAGATGTAAAAGATATGATACCGTTTATTTAGAAAAGCCACTGATCATAATGATTGGTGGTATTTTTATACTCATTTTAGCACAAGGAGGTGACAGGATTGCGAGATATGAATGTTAGTATTATGGGGACATGTTACGATATTCGTTTTGTAGACGAGTATCCGGAGCGATTGAAAGGCGTGGGAGAATATGCAGATGGTCTGTTTAATCGATGTAATAGAGAAATTTATATTTTGAAAAACAAGGATAAAGATTTTACGGATGAAGGAAGAAAACGACATATGAACCGTGTGCTGAGACATGAAATTATACATGCATATTTGGAAGAGAGCGGCTTATCTGCAAACTCGAATATGATATCCGCTTGGGCGCAAAATGAAGAAATGGTGGATTGGTTAACAATTCAATCATCGAAAATCTTTGCCACATTTCAGGAGGTGGGATGCCTTGATTGAAGTAACTGTCCGCAAGGATGAAATAAAGATATCCGGGCATGCAAATTATGCTGTTTCCGGATCAGATATCGTGTGCGCCGGTGTAACAGCACTTGCACAGACACTGATCAAGTCTATTGAGGACCTGACAGACGATAAAATTGAATATGAGATATCTCCCGGGAGGGTGGATATAAAGTATGGGGATCTATCAGAGAAGTCGAAAACTCTGGTGGATTCCTTTTTCATTGGCATCTGTATGATTGCCGAGGAGTTTCCGGAGTATGTCCGGATCATGTAACTTAATGTGACCGGGATGTCGTTAAACTACACATTCAAGATGCAACGACCTGGGCTTAAATGAATGGGGCGGGGCGGAAAGGATAGATAAGATGAAACACATGAATAATCACTGGAGAATTCCAATGAGTAACCTGCAGTTATTTACAGAGCCTGGAGGAGACGGCGGCGGATCCGGAGAAGGAGACGGTGCTGGAGCTGGGGGAAATCCTGGAAATAACGGCAACACAACAATGTCATTTGATGAGTTTTTGGCACTGGAAGGGAATCAGTCAGAGTTCGACCGACGTGTCCAGAAGGCTGTTAATACGGCTGTGACAAATGCACAGACCAAATGGAAGACGCTGACAGACGATAAGGTATCAGAAGCAGAAAAGCTTGCTCAGATGACCAACGAGGAAAAGGCGAACTACCGGGCGAAGAAAGCGGAGGATGCCTTGGAAGAGATGAAACGTCAGAATGCCCGGTCAGACATGGCGAAAGAAGCCCGTAAGATGCTGGCAGGTGAGAACATTACTATTCCGGACGAACTGGTTATGAATCTTGTAGCAGAAGATGCAGATGGAACCAAGGCAGCAGTAGAAGCTTTTTCAACCATGTACAAGGAAGCGGTACAGAATGCAGTGAAAGGTGCTTTAAAGGGAAAACCTCCAAAAGCAGGTAATGGTGGAGATAAACCACCGATGACAAAGGATCAGATCTTAGCAGTGAAGAATCCGTCAGAAAGACAGAAGCTGATCGCTGAGAACATCACATTATTTCAGTAAGAAAGGAAGTATGAAACATGCATGATATTAGAAGATTAGGTCTGCAGGTATTTGCAGCACCGAATAACCTGACAGGAGAAGTGCAGATCGAGGTAAAAGCCAGAGAGATTGACTTTGTTACATCCTTTGGTAAGAACCTGAAGGCACTGTTAGATATTCTGGGAATTACCAGAATGATCAGGAAGGAAAACAATTCGGTATTAAAGACCAAAACGGTAAAAGGTGAACTGCAGTCAGGAGATGTTGGAGAAGGCGAAGAAATCCCGATGTCCAGATACACAGTAGAAGAAAAGCCTTTTGATACGATCAAGATTGAAAAATATCGTAAAGGCGTATCTCTTGAAGCCATTTCGGAAAAAGGTTATGAGGCGGCAGTACAGGATACGGATGATGAGTTCAAGTCCGATCTGCAGAATGTAGTGACTGATAAATTCTACGCACAGTTAAAAGCCGGATCTCTTACAGGACACGAAACAACTTGGCAGATGGCTGTTGCAATGGCGATTGGAAAGGTTGTGGCTAAGTTCCAGAAGATGAAGAGAACGGCAACCGGAGTAGCTGTTTGGGTAAACACTCTGGATGTGTACAAGTATCTCGGTGCAGCAGATATTACACTGCAGACTGCATTCGGCTTCAAGTATCTGACAAATTTCCTTGGGGCGGATGTGGTATTTGTTACTTCTGAGGTCCCGCAGAATGTTGTAATTGCGACACCACTCAACAACATGATTGCATATTATGTTGATCCGGGAGATTCAGAGTTTGCCAAAGCTGGACTTGGATTCACAACGGATTCAGAGACTGGATTTATTGGCTTCCACACAGAAGGAACATACAGCCGTATGATTTCCGACAACTACGCAATCATGGGCTTACGTCTGTTCTGTGAATATTTAGATGCAATCGCATACATTTCTGTAGGCGAATCTGATACACAGACCTTAGGAACATTAAGCGTAACGTCAGAGGCTGGATCAGAAGCAGGGGATACAAAGCTGACAGTGAAAGAGCAGCTGCTGTCACCAAGAAACTGCTGGAAATACAAAGATGCTGCAGCCGCAACTTCAGTAACTTACGGCATGGACGTTAAGAACTGGTCTAAGTGGGATGGTGAATCAGAGATTGCTTCGACAGCAGGGCATCATATCACACTGGTTGAATGTGATCAGAACTATAAAGCTGTTCGCTCTGGTGATGTAGCTGTAACTGTCAATCCGGGAGCATAGGAGGTAAGGAAGCATGTATAAGGTAATCAAACATTTTATCGATCTTCATGACAACGATCATTCCTATAACGAGGGAGATATCTTCCCTCGTGAGGGAGTAGATGTCAGCGAAGAAAGGCTTAAGGAGCTGGCAGGTAGCGACAATAAGCAGCACACTCCACTGATTGAACTTGTGGAAGAAGATCCGGACAATACAGCTGGTGCAGATACTGCAGAAAAAACATCAAAAGCCGGGAAGAAGAAACCTGAGAATAAAGTACCCGAAAATAAAGAGCCGGCAGAATAGGAGGAGCGTATGATTGAAGATCTGAAAGCCTTGTTGGGACTGCCGGAAGAAATAGACGGAGCCTTAGAAAATAAATTACTGCTGATTTTAAAGGCCACCAAACAAAGACTGCGCTTTCTTCTCGGGGGATTGGAGCCTCCGGAAGAGATGAATTATATCATCCTGGATGTGTCAATCATACGATTCAACAGAATCGGTTCAGAAGGACTTTCCTCTCACAGTGTTGAGGGAGAAAGCCTTTCTTGGTCAGAAAATGATTTTGCGGGATACATGGATGATATCCGGGCATATCTGGATAATCAGAAAGAATCAAAGAAAGGTAAGGTGAGATTCCTATGAGATATGACACACCAATATACTTCCAGAAACTCACCCCTGGAGAGTATGATCCGGCTACCGGTAATTATGGAGAAGATGCGATATCGGAAGATATGAAGTCTGCCTCAGTCATGGATACCGGTACGAATACGATGATGCTTGTCTATTCCGGAATTAAGGAAGGCAGCCTTACCATTCACCTGCAGAATCATTACGACCGGCCATTTGACAGGATTCGCGTAGGGAATAAAACATACGGTGTAGATTTCAGCAGGAAGCTCCGGACGAAGCAGGTATATGTTGTGTCGGAGGTGATGTGATGGGAGTAAAGCTGATAGGCTTTGAAAAGTTGGAGGCTAAACTGACTAAAAATATGGATTTATCGAAAGTAAAAGCAACTGTGAAAAAAAACGGCGCACAGTTGCAGAAAACGGCACAAAAGAATGCACCAATTGATACAGGAAATTTGAGACAAAAAATTACTTTGGAAATTACAGATGGTGGGAAAACGGCAGAAGTCGAGTCAACAGCAGAGTATGGGGCGTATGTAGAATTGGGTACAAGATTTATGAAGGCTCAACCATATTTAAAGCCTGCATTTGAAGAACAGAAGGAAAAATTTAAGGCAGATATGAAGGGACTTGTGAGGTGATAAGATGGATCCACAGCAGGAATTGTTCAGCACCGTTTTGATGGCATTGAAAGAAAAATATAAGGATACGGGAGTTGGTGTGTATGACACAATCTTACCACCAAAGGACACACCGTATCCATTTATTTATCTGGCAGATTGCTCCGAGAGTGATCAGGCTACAAAGAATAAGATTATCGGCGAGACTAATCTAACGTTGAAAGTCTGGCATGATAATATACGGCAGAGAGGAACGGTATCTGGTATCTTAGCAGATATCAAAAACATCTGCAGGTCTATCGAACATACAGCGCACTATGCTTGGAATATGCAGAGACCGACACAAAGGATCCTGCCGGATAATACAACGAAACAGCCGCTTCTTATGGGAGTTTTGGTAGTTGGATATAAATTTAGTTAGGAGATGACAATAGTGAAGAACAGAAAGTTATTTGGGCTGCAGTTATTTGCAGAAGCAGTAGCAGGAAAAAAGATCGTATATCTGTACCGCATCCTGAGTACAGAGAAAGATCATGATGCAACAGCACTTGCGTTCACAACAGAGAATGAACGTACAAAGTCTAAGGACGCTGATTCGACAGTGACAAAAGACGGCACAGTACGTACACCGGGGGCAGCAGAAGGAGAAATCACAGCATCAAGCCTCTTAAAAAAAGGAGATGAGTTCATCGATGAGTTGGAAGCAGCACTCGACGATGATGAAAAGATGGAGATCTGGGAAGTAAACTTAGCAGAGCCGCAGGCGAGCTCGACTGATAAATTTAAGGCAAAATACTTCCAGGGATATCTTACGGAAATTGATAAGACATCCAATGCAGAGGATAATGTTGAGTTATCGTTGACATTTGGACTGGAAGGAAAAGGCGTAGATGGCTATGCAACGGTTACTGCAGAACAGCAGGAAGTAGCAGCATATGTATTTGCAGACACTCAGAAGACAGGAGCTTAAGAGGGCGAGAAGAATCGTCCTCTTTTTTGATGTGCGACATCGCACAGAAGGGAGATAAAACAATATGATGGAACTTACAATCAACGGAACAGTATATCAGTTTAAATTCGGGATGGGATTCTTAAGAGAAGCAAATAAGCTTACCGTAGTTCCGGTTCAGGGAATGCCGGGAACCACAAAAGAAATAGGAGCAAGGTATCTGATCGCTAGTGTTGTGGTTGACCAGGAACCGAACGCGCTGGTAGATCTGTTAGATTTGGCAAATAAGGGAGAGAATCCAAGAGTAACAAAGGCAATGTTAGATTCTTACATTGATTCGGAAGAGGTAGACATCGATGAACTCATGGAGAAAACAAAAGATTTTTTATCGAAAGCAAATGCTACCAAGAAAGCAGTGAAAGAGATCTTGAAAGAGTACGAAGAACAGATGGCGAAGAAGAAGGCTCAGGAGCTGTAGAAGAAGACCTATATAAGACCGTAGCAAGGAATTGCTTCCGGTATTTTGGCTTCACGTCATTTAAACAGGTGGATCAGCTGACATTGGCGGAATATGAACTTATGATGGAGGCTTTGGAGCTTCGGATGCTTGACGAGAGTTTACATGAACATCGTCAGGCATTTTTGAATTTTGCGGTAAAGGCAGAAAAGAAAGCCGGTAAAGGCAAGACCAAACCAGTTTACAAGAGATTCCGGCAATTCTTTGATTTTGATAAAGAATTGAAAAAAATGAAGAATCGAAGGAAACCATCCAGATTTGCTGGAATAACCAAACTGCTGGATAGAGAGGAGTGAGAGGATGGCAGAGTCGTATAGTGTAAAAGCAATATTATCAGCGCAGGACAAAAACTTTTCATCCATTATGAAATCATGCCAGGGATATGCAAATAATCTGAAAACCACTCTCACCGGTGGTCTTGGATTCGGTGCAATGGCTGCAATCGGTGGAAAGGCGATGTCGCTGGTGACAAATTCAGTCAGTGATTTGTCGAAAGAAACTATAGAAACATCGGATTCCATGTATAAGTTGCAGGCAGCTATGAGATTTTCCGGGTATTCCGAAGCGGAAATACAGAGAATAGCCGGAGCAACAGGTACATTAAAAACGTATGCGGATAAAACAGTATTCTCCCTGCAGGATGTTATGAGTACATTCGGCGCATTTTCGGCAAATGGAATCAAAGACGCAGACAAGTTGACGGAAGCGGTCGGTAATGCAGTTGCTGTATTTGGCGGAGGTGCAAAGGAATATTCCTCGGTAGCACTTGCGATTTCACAGGCAATGGCAGCAGGAGCTTTACATGCTCAGGATTGGAACCAGATCATTAATGCCAGTCCGCAGCTTGCTGGAGGCTTACGGAAAGAGTTAATTAAGCTGAATCCAACATTAGGGAACGACTTCAAAGGAGCAATGGAAAAGGGTGCAATTACCGCAGACATGCTCGGACAGGCTATCAATAACATTGGTATGACCGACATGGCGAAAGAAGCAGCTACATCCGTAACCACATTTGAAGGCGCTATGAGTAACTTGGAAGCATCTGCAGTAAGCGGAATGATGAAGCTTTATGATACTTTCGCAAAGCCTAAAGTGATTGATGCAATCAATGGGATGACCGGTAAGGTGGAGGCGGGATTTGACAAATTGTCCGTTGGAATTCCAAAAGCAATCGAACTTATATCTCCATACTGGAACGTGCTGAAAACAGATGCAAAAGAGGTAGGGACAGCCTTTGGAGAGGCAGCTGGTGCGATTATTGACGAAGTACAGGAACTTACCGGAGCATTTGGAAAAAAGGAAAGTGTGGATAATTTCTCTGAAAGCATGGGAACAGCAACAGGTGCATTGACTACATTTGCGGATTTTCTAAAAGATCATGATAAAGAAGTGGCAAAAGCGATTACACTGTTACCGAAATTATATGTTGCTTTTAAAGGCTTTAAAATAGTCAGTGCAGTTGCCCCTGGTGTCAAAACTTTTGCGGGCGCAATTGTAAGCATGACAGGAAAAGGAATAGCGACACTGGCAGGTAAGTTATTTGGCGTAGCAGCGGGCGAAAAAGCGGTAGGCACTGCAAGTAAAGAATCATCAGGAACTATCCTAGAATCAGCAAAAGCATTTGTAGCGATCGGAGCGGGAGTAGCATTGATAGCGGCAGGGTTTTCCCTTTTGGCATATTCAGCCGTGCAAATCGCACAAGCTGGACCACTGGCAGCAGGAGTACTGATCGGCATGACAGGAGCAGTGGCAGGATTAATGGTCGTTGCCAAAAATGTGGCGCCGGCTATGACGGCCGGAGCAACAGGATTCATTGCCTTTGGTGCAGCTGTCCTGATTGCAGCAGCGGGGATTGCTGTATTATCACTGGCGGCTGTTAATCTGGCGAATGCGGGACCGCTTGCTATAGGCTGTATGGTTGGTATGGTTGCGGCAATTGCCGGACTTGCCCTTGGCGCAGCAGCACTAGGACCGGCATTGACAGCCGGAGCAGTAGGTCTCGTTGCCTTTGGTGTAGCTATATTACTGGTTTCAACCGGAGCACTGCTGGCAAGTGTTGGGCTTGCCATAGTAGCAGGTGTGCTTCCGACCATTGTGCAATATGGAATTCAGGGAGCGGCTTGCATCGCAACTCTCGGAGCAGGCATGATCGTATTTGGCGCTGGGGCTGCAGTAGCCGGAGCGGGATGCATTGTCCTTGGTGCCGGACTTGTAGTGGTAGGTGCCGGACTTACGGTGGTTGGTGCAGCTGTCCTGATTGCGGCAGCGGGTGTGTTGCTTCTGGCAGCAGGAGCACTTGCCCTTGGTGCCGGTCTTACAGTAGCTGGGGCAGGACTTCTGTTGATGGGAGCTGCATTCCCTGCCGTATCATCCGGAGCTTTAGCAACAGTAGGAGCACTGACAGCCTTAACAGCATTATCATTAGGTCTTGCGGCCGGAATGGGAACATCGGCTGTTGTAGTGGTTGCGTTTGGAGCAGCTATGGCAGGTGGCGCAGTTGGCACCCTTGCAATGGTGGTAGCATTAAAGTCTGTCAATTCAAGCATGAAATCCATAGCCGGTAATGCCAAAAGCGCTCAAAGCTTGCTCACGAGTATGCGAGCCAGTGTAAATGTGGTAAATTCCGGACTGGATGCGTTGGGAAGTAGAGCAAAGTCAGCAGTTAATACATTGGTAAGACAATTTTCAAACGCAGAAGGAAAAGCAAGGAGCTCCGGGAATGCTGTTGGAAACAACTTCAACAACGGGGTTCGTAGTGGCATGAGCCGAGCGGTATCTACGGCAAGAACTATGTCTGCATCCACGGTAGTGGCAATGCGATCAGCTGGATCTGGTTCATACAGTTGTGGTGTATATATAGGGGCAGGTCTTGCAAATGGTATGGCGAGTCAGGTCGGACGTGTAAGATCTGTCGCAGCGCAGTTGGCAGCTGCAGCAGAGGCGGCAATTAGGGCGAAGGCGCAGATTCACAGTCCGTCAAGGGTGTCTGACAAATTAGGTAGTTATTTTGGCATTGGATGGGTTAATGCAATATTAGGAAAAGTTAAACTCGCAAGAAAAGCTGCAGCACAGCTGGTTCAAATACCAGAGCTGGCAACAATACCGGATATTGGCATGAATATTCGAACAAGTATCGATGATTTGAATGATGATTATGAATACACCAGAAATGAAACTTATACCATTTACATCCCTGTCGAAGTAGATGGCCGGCAGGTGGCAAAGGCAACGGCGAAATACACCAAAGAAGAAATTGAACAGCAGCAGAAAAGAGATCTTCGAAAGAAAGGCATGAGATAAGGAGGGCAGATATGTATAAATTTGTAGACACTACAGAGAGACAGGAAGAGCAGATACTGCCCTCCGAAGCTCTCAATTTTAACGGAGTCTATTTTGAAAATGTAATCCCCGGATATCGGACACTATATGTGTCCGGTCGGGAGATGATCGAAACAGAAATTACAGATTTGGATACGGAGATTATGGATGGATCCAGATATCGAAGAAAACGATATAAGCCGAGAACGATCACTGTCGGGTATCAGCTGATCGCTAAGAGTAATGCGGAATTTCGGAATGCTTATAACAAATTGAATTCATTACTTGATGTGGCAGAAGCGAAGCTGATCTTCTTGGACGAACCGGATAAGTATTATGTTGGAACGAAGGTGAATGCTGGCGATGTGCCGCATGGCAGGAATGCGATCACTGCAGAAATTGAGTTCTATTGCTCAGATCCATTTAAATATTCCGTGGAAGAGTACGAAGTTGCGCCAACTGCAGATGACGGGACAACATTTGTTGTTGATTATAAAGGAACGTATAAAGCACATCCAACGTTCGAAGCAGTGATGGAAAATGGAGAGAATGGATTTATCGGATTCGTTGATCAGGATAAACATATTTTGCAGATTGGAAATATTGAGGAAACAGACGGAGAGAACTACAAAGCGAATGAAACTCTTGCAACGCTACAGGACTTTTTCAATGCACCAGATGATACAACCGGAACAGATTATATGCATCCGCTCTATGGAGCGAAAGGATCCCTCGGAGCATCAACATGGTTTAATACCAAGTTCCTCTCTTTGAAGTCTGCAGGGCAACAGGTTGGCCGCGCAAACGGTGGACTCAGAACCATAATTCTTCCGGCGGACTCAACCGGTGATCAGGAAGGGTGTCAGAACTTTTATTCTTATTTCCATATCCTGTTTTATGCCGGATTGATGGGACAGACCGGAGAAATGTGTATTAACTACCTGACAGCGGACGATAAGCTTATTGCCGGTGTGAACTGGTATAAATCGGATATGAGCGGAAATACAGGACATTATGATCTAGTCTGCTACAATCCGAACAAGAAGAGTACCGATCAGCAGGCGGGACGTGTGCTGAAAACGTACACTTATATGACAAGTCATCTGCGGAAGCAAAATCCGTGGTACTGGAACTGGGGACATTGTGATCTTAGAAAAGAAGGCAGTAAACTTACATTTTTCTATAATGGCAGTTATCCGAGCTTCAATATTCCGGAAATAGCGGATATGAAATGTGCCAAGATTCAGATTGCGATTAAGCAGAGAGGAACAAGATCAGGGAATAAGTATCTTACATACAACGGGATCAATGCTTTTTATTTTCAGAAGTTACATGTAAAAAAATGGAGAGATGTACCGAATAAATTTGCGCAGGACTGCAGTTTGATTGCAAATTGTTCAGATGGATCAATTCGGATGAATGGTCTGCCAAAGCCGGATCTGGGAGCTCTTGGGAATGACTGGGAAACATTTTGCTTGAAGCCGGGAGTTAATCAGGTTCAATGCTTGTGCTCCAGCTGGGCGAAGAAACCGACGTTTAAAATGAAGTACAGGGAGGTGTTCTTGTGATCATATATTTTGCTGACAGGGCAATGAACATTCTTGGATCAGCATCTACCGGACTGCCGAAGGGACTAATGATTACAAATGATAAAAAGACAGAAGAAATATCCGAAGGTGTGGCAATCTTTGAATGCAATTTGGATTTGGATGAGGACGAAGAACAGGAAGTTGATGTGAAGAAGCTTGCTGCAGTTGGAAATTTTATCCTAAAACAGGGCGCAGACAGCAGTGAAGCTGAAGTATATACAATCATTGATTCGACGATTGATCCGATCAAAAAAGATGCATCTATCTATGCGGAAGATGCAGGACTGGACCTGTTGAATGAGGTAGTCGGAGCGTATGCTGCAGATAAAGCTTATAACATTGCCTATTACATTAATAAATTTGCGTATGATTCCGGATTTGAAATCGGAATCAATGAGGTAAGTAATCTTACAAGAAAGTTGTCCTGGGATGGCGAAGACACAGCAACGAAAAGACTATTGAGTGTAGCCACACAGTTTGACAATACCGAGATTGGATTTAGTTTCAAAGTCGAGAATATGGCTGTGACCGGAAAATACATCAACGTGTATAAGAAGCGGGGAAATGATTCGGGCGTCACTCTGACCGTTGGCAAAGAGATAAGCGGATTTAAGATTAAGAGTTCTATTGCAGATCTTGCGACCGCATACCGTTGTACTGGTGGAACACCGGAAGGATCAGAAAATTCGATTACACTTGATGGGTACAAATATGATGACGGAGATTTTTATGTAGAAGGATCCTATGTGAAATCCCGGAAAGCACTGGAAAAGTGGAGCCGGTATCAGATTAAGACAGAAAAGAATAAGAATGATGTTGGACATATCGTAAAATCCTTTACATACGATACGACATCGAAATCTGAATTGTGCAATCGAGCCGTATCCAGTCTTAAGAAGATCTGTGATGAAGCTGTTACCTATGAGGTAGAGTTGTTATATCTTCCAGATGGGGTGAAGGTAGGTGACACGGTATCCATTGTTGATGATGACGATAATATATATCTTACTGCAAGACTGTTGAAATTAGAGATGTCAGAATCGAACGATACAAAAGAAGCAGAGTTAGGGGATTATGTAAGACAGGGAAGCGGAATTGATGAAAAAGTCATTGAGCTGGCAGAGCGATTTGAGAAGATCGCTAAGAATCGTAATTTTTATACATGGACAGCCTTTGCAGATGATGAAAATGGAACGGGAATTTCGGCCAATGCTTACGGAAAAGACTATCTCGGAATCGCTACGAACCGGCTTGCGAAAGAAGCTGATCTTTCCGATCCGACGCAGTACACATGGGTAAAGATAAAAGGTGAGCAGGGCATTCCGGGAACAGCGGGTAAAGATGGTAAAACAACATATTTCCATATGAAATATTCGGCGGTACCGAACCCGACATCATACAGTGACATGACGGAAACACCAAACAAATATATTGGAACCTATGCAGATTATGAACTGGATGACAGTACAGATCCATCGAAATATACGTGGGGAAAATTCCAAGGCGACAACGGCGAAGATGGTGCAGATGGAATTCCAGGGAAAAATGGAGAGAACGGCGAGACGAGTTATGTGCATTTTGCTTATGCGACCAGTGCGGATGGAAAAACTGGATTTTCGACAACAGATACTGTCGGGAAAACATATATGGGACAGTATGCAGATTTTGAAAAAGCTGATTCTGAAGATCCGACAAAGTATCGGTGGAGTAAATTTCAAGGTCCACAGGGCCCGCAAGGTGAACAAGGACCACAAGGCTTGCAGGGGTTACAAGGTGAGAAAGGTGAACAGGGTATCCCTGGTCCAACAGGAGAGACAGGTGCCACCGGAGCAACAGGTCCTCAAGGACCGGCTGGTAAAGACGGAACGAATGGGAAGACCAGTTATTTCCATATAAAATATTCCCCAGTAGAGAATCCAACCTCATCACAGATGTCAGAAATACCGAATACCTATATCGGAACCTATGTGGACTATACAGAGCCGGATTCGACAGATCCAAGCAAATATACCTGGTACAGATTTAAAGGCTTACAAGGTGAACAGGGAACACAGGGAATCCCAGGAACCAATGGTGCAGATGGGAAAACATCATACTTGCACATTAAATACTCCAATGATGGTGGTAAGACATTCACATCAAATTCTGGAGAAACAGTCGGGGATTACATTGGACAGTGTACGGACTTTAATCGGGCGGATCCTACTACGGTGGG